AGTGGTTTTACGGGTAATTATTTTGGAGTTACAACCGACTCATCTAACAATGTTTATGTATTAAGTGATATTTTTGTTGATATTGGATGTTGTAGTGCTAACGATTTTCTTGGAATAAGAAAATTAGATTCATCGGGCGCTGTTACGTCAGGCACTGTCGCCATTGACCTCAAAGCGGTCAATAATAGTAATTTAAGCATGGGAGTTCATACGGATAGCTCAAATAATGTTTATTGCGTAGCTGACGGTAAGGGCTCTGGAAATGAAGCTTTTTCTGTTATGAAACTTAACTCAAGTTTGGCTATTTCCTCACAAGGTACTTTTTATGTCAGTGGTGGCGTACAAACTTATGGTTCTTGTTTTGACCAAACAAATACCGTTGGTTACATATGCGGTAGAAGAAACACCGCTTTAATTCTTAAATACGATTCATCATGCGCTAGATCATGGTCTTATGAACTAACTAGCATGTATCTAATGACTAGTTGCGCTATTGATTCATCGGGGAATGTTTATGGCGTTGGGTATGAATCAACAAACAACACTTTATGTATTGTTAAAATAAATTCATCGGGTACTTTGCAATGGGCTAGAAAGTTGTCAAATAACAATACGCCATCTTATTTAAACCCCGCTTCTTCTATTAGCATTTCAGGATCAAGGTTTACAGTAGCTTTAAATCCCGCTACTGCTTTATTTAGTCCAGTAAAATTGCTTGTTTTCTCAGCGCCTACAGATGGGACGGGTACGGGATCGTTCTCTAATTCTGGCAAAACATGGACTTATGCTTCCTACTCCGAAACATTAACATCGTTGAGCATGACTACCGCAACCGCTATGACATTGACTACGCAAACAACATCAAACACAACACTTTCTGCACCAACTTTAACTACAACAACTGCAACGGCCTCTGTAACACAGTTCTAATATGCCAACATACATTAACACCAACACAAACGAATACCCGTTGTATCCCGAAGATATGCGGGTGCGTTTTGCTAATTTTGATGATGAAGCCATGCCCGATGGTTATGCAATTGCACACGATGTAGATGTTCCCGAATCAACAAGTGTTCAACGTGTTGATGAACTTTTCCCTATTTTGAACGATGGGACATGGACAAGACAATATGTTGTTATTGATTTAACCGAAGAACAAATTGCATTTAGAAATCAAATGCTTATAGAATCTAAGCAAAGTTATAGAAACAACAATAACGATAATTTGTCGGGAAGCGCACCAAATGTTATTGAGTAAAGCACTTGAAAATCTTGGCGACATCAAAGGCACAATATACGAATTTGAAAAAGTTGGCGATGTTTTACGCAAGCACAACCATACCGAAGATAACGTCCACATCACTATTGTTGCCCGTGGAAAAATCAAAGCGTATAGCCATGATTGGGAAATAGAAGCTATTGCGGGGCAAATTTTAGATTTTCGTCCTAACGAGCCGCATGAATTTATGGCGCTTGAAGACAATACAAAAATCTTTAACATCATTAAAAAACATGGTGGCACACCAAGCGATTACTTAGTTAATTCACCTATTGACGTTGAACAACCAATTGTTGAAACAACACAATTTTAAATTTGTCATAAAAATACTTAAATTAAAATATGTCCGACATTGATTTGGTCAAATACGGGGTTCTTTGGCAAAAAGTTGAATCAATGGAAGCCAAGATTGACAAAATGGAAACCCAACTTGATACTCTTATTGAGTTAGCCAACAAAGGCCGTGGCGGTTTTTGGATGGGTATGGCATTAGTTTCGGGCATATCTTCAATTTTTGGTTACATTTCACACTACTGGTCAAAATGAAATGGGCAATTGCGATTGTTTTATTACTCTCGCAAGCCTCATCAACCGAGTATCGATGTGTCAAGTGGGCATGGACGGGTGATGTTTACAACCGCAAGGTTTTCTGCCTAAAGTGGGAAAAGGTTGAGAAAAAATGATTGATCAAGAAACAGTTAAAAAGTTGTTTCACTATGATGCTAAAAGCGGGATGCTACTTTGGCGTAATGGTAATGGGCGAAATGTTAAGCCTTGGCAAGAAGTAAAAGCTAAAAATGGTCATGGTTATTACACTGCCAAAATACACGGGAAGTCTTATTTGGCTCATCGACTTGCATGGCTTTATGTACATGGAAGTTTTCCAAATAAATACATAGACCACAAAAATAGAGTTAGAAATGACAACAGACTTTGTAATTTGCGTGATGTAAATACTACAGATAATGCACAAAACATTTCATTGCCAAGCCATAACAAAAGTGGTCACATAGGTGTGTCGTGGATTAAAAGTCATAATTGTTGGACTGTATTTGTCAAAGTAAACAAAAAAAATAAATGGCTTGGTTACTACAAAAATTTGGATAATGCAATAACTGCACGAAAAGAGGCAGAAAAGCAGTATTACAACTTACCAAAGGTTGCATGATGCTGGATCCAATCACAGCACTAGCGGGACTGCAAAGCGCCATTGGCATGGTCAAAAAGGCGGCTCAAGTCGCCAATGACATTGGCTCACTTGCCCCCATGATTGGCAAGATGTTTGATGCCAAGTCTGCCGCATCCAAAGCAATGGTGGAAGCCAAACGGTCTGGCAAAGGCTCAAACATGGGTCAAGCGCTTCAAATTGAAATGGCGTTAGAGCAAGCCCGTGAGTTTGAAAAAGAATTGCAAATGTTGTTTTTCCAAGCAAACAAAGTAGACGTTTGGCAAAAGATCAAAGAGCGAGCGCAATTGATGGACGTTGAAGATGCCCATGCCGCCCGTCAAGCCAAAGCCGATGCCAAGAAAAAGAAAGAAGAACAAGACGAACAAATAGCCATTGTTGCGGGTGCGTTTATCTTGATTTTGTTGCTTTTAGGTGCAATTATTGGCATCCAAGAGTTTCAAGAATATTGTGCCAAAGCACATTGTGGACGATGAATGAGTATCAGAAAACCTTTGATCTTTGCCTCAAAATCATTGTTTATGGTTGTGTGGCGCTTTATTTTCTTGGGTTTCTTAAATTTTTGCCAAACGATTTATCCGACAAAATCGTGAACTTGTTACTTGGAAAGATTGGAATTAAATAATGCTGACTTTACTTTCAACCATCATTTCTTTTTTAATGGGCGGTTTGCCCAAATTGTTGGATTTTTTCCAAGCTAGACAAGACAAAGCGCATGAGCTTGCTTTGGCTCAAATGCAAATAACCCGTGAGCTTGAACTGCGAAAAGCGGGTTTTGAGGCTCAAGAGCGTATCGAAAACATCCGTTCTGAACAACTAGCAACTGAAAGCGCTGCCAACACTGCTCAAGTCTTAATGGGTGCGCAACAAGCCGAAATGCAAGCCATCTATGCTCACGACACATCCCTTAATGAAGGCACTAGCCAATGGATGAAAAACCTTAGAGCAAGTGTTCGTCCCGTTATTACTTACGGTTTTTTCTTTCTATTGGTCTTTGTGGATATTGGCGGCTTTTGGTATGGCTACTATACAAGCGTGCCTTTTAATGAATTGCTTGATATGTTGTGGGACAACGATACCCAAGCACTTTTTGCCTCAATCATTGCTTTTCACTTTGGCGGCAGAGCCTTTGGCAAATGAACGTAAGCCCCAAAGCCATTAAGATGATTTCGCACCATGAAGGTGTGAGGCAGAACCCGTATAAATGTCCCGCAAAACTTTGGACAGTGGGGGTTGGCCATGTCATGTTTCCCGAGCAAGGCAAGCTAAAAATAGACCAACGTGATGCGTTTACACCCCCACAAGAGGCCATGCGCAAATACAGCATGGAGGAAGTTGATGAAATACTTAGGCTTGATCTTGCTAGGTTTGAGAAGGGAGTGGCTACTTATTGTCCTGTTCCTCTTACTCAAGGACAATTTGATTCGCTCGTTTCATTTTCTTTCAACGTAGGCTTGGGCACTCTCCAAAGATCAACCATGCGTCAAAAAGTGTTGCGTGGTGACATGGAGGGTGCTGCCGAGGAACTTTTAAAGTATTGCATGGCGGGTGGAAAAGTCCTTAAAGGTTTGCAAAACCGTAGATTAGATGAGCGAGCTTTATTTCTTAGCTGACTTGATAAACACGCTAAAACTGTCTAATGTGTCCTTGCCAAAGGGAAGCCCCACAAGGCGTTTTGCGTAGTCATCAAGGGCATCATTCCAACCCGCATCGTAAGCCGCACACACAGCGTCTATGGCGGTTTCCTGAGCGCCCGTAATGCGTAGAAGGTTAACTAGATCGTCTTTGGTCATTTGGGCAGTTTCTTCCTTGGTTGCAGTTACCGTTACAAGGTGGGCAAACCTTGCCTTTGATGCCTACCCGTACTTCTGAGAATCCAACAACTTTGGCAAATCCACTTATGACCCATGTCAATGCCGCCTTCAGGTGGTTTGGTTTCATAGCATTTATTACAAGTTTTTAGTTTGTGTACTGGCTGATTGCCGCCTAGTCCGATTGGATACATTGCCATTCTCTTTCATTTCTTCCTGAATTGGATTTCACGGTGTTGCCCGTCAATTCTATTAAACCAATGATTTTCATTTCGTTTAAGCGCCTAGCGACTTGATTACCGTCTAGCATTGTCAAAGCTGAAATGCCGTCTTTTCCAAGTGGCCCGTAAAACTTGAGGCAATCAAAAATAACTTGGTGGTGTTGGGGCGCAGCGTCTTTAATTGACTCCGCTGCCTCAAACGATGTAAGGGGATCATTCGCACGAACTCTAGGGAATTCGGGCATGGCAAAAATGCGTTTAAATGTTTCTTTATAGTCCATGATGTTTCCTTATTGGGTGGGGTACTAACCATTCGTCCGCAAGCAAAATTGCATGGCTTTCCCCCGTTAATCAAAAATCGATGTCATCGTCCTTTGGCAATCCTTTGTAATCATCTTTGGGCTTTGGGGTGTTGAGATATGCCCAACCGTTCCAGCCGCCATCCATAAGAGGCACATTGTCTAACTTGAGCATTGGCCCGTTTTTAGTCTCAATGACCGATCCAATGATTTGATAGCGGGATTTTTCCACACCATCTTTGTTTTTGTATTTCCCATTGACAACGGAAATTTCATAAATTTTAGACATTCTTGACTTTCATAAGTTTGTTGATCTTGTCATCCAACTCGGCAAGGAATTGGACAATTTCGCCCTCTATTAGTTTGATATACATCTCGTCCCGTGGGACACGTTTAACAAACAATTGAAGTTCTGTTGGCAGACGGTTGTCAAATGACACAAAGTCTGTCCACTTACGTCCTGTGGACGCCATTTGGAATTGCATCTGCGTAAAATATTTTGTTGGCACAGTTTCAGACAATAAAGTCTCAATATGTGTTGCGGTGTTGGGACACTTAATCTCTAGCAGTCCATCATCCCCCACAAGCCCATCGGGGGACGCACCCGCCATTTCAATCGTTGGGTGAGGTACAAACCCCACTTCATCGACTAAGACGTTGTGAGCGACTTCATACGATATACGGGCAAGCGGCTCGGTTTCCGTTCCATGTTGCATTGCAGCATTGTTGAAACTCTCCCCCTTTTCACCCGTTAAACGCTCGCACACCAATTGAGCCATATAGTTGTCACGGGTTGCGCTGTAGCCCGTCTTGGTCTTGGCAATCACATCGGCCACACGGGATGCGGTGACTTTGCCAATACGAGCCTCAAACCATGCGTCCGAGCGTTGTTCAATCATTTCAATCATAATTTTTCCTATTTCACGTTTACGCCACATTAAAGTTTCGCCTTGGCTTTGTCCTTGGCGGCTATGACTTTCATTTGCCAAGCCTTGTCACCATCACAAGCCGAATAAGCCACTTTGTAAGCTAACTTGAGTTCATCTTGTGTAGTGGCTGCTTCTATGGCTTTAAATAGCTCTGTCATGCTCTCATCGTCAATGGTTGACTCGGGTTCAGCACCTTGGGGCAAATCTTCACCCGCATAGATGTACAACCCAAGGCCATGCAAGCTAAGTGCTTTTGTCATGCAGCGCATGATTGCCGTGTTGACATTAAAGCTGTCCAATTTATTGGTGATTTCTTTGCCATACTTGTTAACGGTGGTTGTACCCTCAATGGTGATTGGCTTGTTGGTGTTATCCATTACAGGCAATTGACAAACCATTGGCTTGCCAAACATTGTGACTGTGACCCAAACCATTGCTGTGCCGTTAATTTCCATGTAGCACTTATCACCAAACATTTGCACAGTAAAACTGGCCTGTGGGTCTGCTTTAAGTGCTTCAGCCCAAGCCCAAGCCCATGACAAGTAAGTTAAGTTTGCTTTCTTTTCTGTATGTTCATTGACATTCAGTTTGAGTAGTTCTTGCACGTTCATGCTTCTTCCTTTAAATAAGCCGTTAGGCGTTTGATTCGGTCTAAGTGATAGTCACCCATGCGCTTTGCGTATTCTTGGGCGCTGAGAGCCTCTAATAGCTTGCGTTGTGCCATTTCAAGTTCTTTGGCCGCTAACTCTTTAGCCGATGGCAAGCGGAAGTAATCTTTTAGTTGTTCAATCATTAGCCTCTCCAAGCCAACATTACGCCAATGCCGCCAAAGATGATGATGGCTAAAATGCACTCTATTAAAGTGGTGATAATTTTGTGTTTCATGATGCCTCGCTAGTTGTATAGAAATCTTTTTTAGCTGCTTCCATCAAACGCTTGTATTCGTCATTTGGGATGTCATAGGTAATGTCCTTGTCGTTTGCAAAAACAAACACATCAAACATTTCCGCAAAGTTGTGGTCATGGGGATAGTTGATTTCCTCGGGCAAGTGGTCATAGCCAACGGTGACGACTTGAACCGTCTCACCGTCATCAAATGACACCGCGTCTTGAAAACTATGTTGTAAGTTATGTTTCATGCTACTTCCTTAGTGGATTCTTTTTGCATTGATTCCCACTCGGTCAAACTAACAATCTTGTAGTCTTTGTGAAAAACATGACCATGAGTTACATAGATAAAAAACTTAATTGCTTGCTTTAATGTCAATGGAATAGTTTTGACTGACCATGTGTTGTCATAGTCATTGAACTGAATTACTAACTGATTTTTTGTCCAAGAGGTTGTCATTTGATTTCCTTAAAAGACCCCAAGATGTTCGGGGCATGAGTTAATTATAAGCGGTCTTATGGGTAAGTCAACAATTATTTTGTTAGGACTTACCCTAATGTTTTATGCCAAACGGTAAATGTTGTTTTCTTGTTGCAAACGCTTAGTTCCAAAGATGCCGTGGGTGCGTTCAACTGCTTGCCAAGAAATGTCAAATTTGCTAACTTTTCTCCAACCTTTACGAAAACTAGGGTGAAAAAATTGTTGGTTAATCCAATCAAAAGTTGCGCCATCTTCAAGCAATTGGATGAGTGTTTCTTTGTTCATTTGAGTTCCTTTAAAAGACCCTGTTTGTTTGGGGCATGAGTGAATTATAAGGCAACTTATACAAAGGTCAACAATTATTTTGTAGGGACAAACCCTAATGTATTTTTTATGCAAATGTTATATAATTTGGCTTATGGACAAACAAAAGTTTATTGCATTAGCTGGCTCACAAAGTGAGCTAGGCAAATTATTGGGAATAAAGCAACCCGCCATTTCCCAATGGAAAGCCGTGCCTATTGCAAGAATTTGGCAATTAAAGTTGTTGCGTCCACATTGGTTTGTGGATTAAGATTGTTTGAAACACGGCTAGGTTGGACTAATTACCCAATCGAAAAGAGTTATCCCTTCTCTTGCCGTAGTTTCTTTTAAAGGGTGTTTAAAAAGGAAAAATCCAATGTCGGAACTCTATTCTCTTGATCTTTTTGGTCAATCAACAAAACCGCAAGCTAGTGGCATAGTTGCAAAGCGTTTTATCATGCCGCCTTTTACAATACTCGATGCCAAAAGCGGTGATTGGCAAGAGCGTAAACGTGCTTGGAAAACGCTAGGTATTGCAAGCGAAGTTGGCCGTGATGCTGCGGCAATCCATTGCCCAACAAACTCCGATGATTCTGGCCTTACCGATGCCAATTACACAAGCATTTTTGACCCCGTTGTATGTGAACTTGCA